CGATGTCATGAGGATGGTTGCAAGAGAAATGCCTTCACCGTAAAAATCACAACTCATGACGACGGCTCAACTGAGGACGACATGAAGCACTTGGACGCTCCGGCCACATGTCCGCATTGTGGGGGGGGATTTAACAGGAGAAAACCTATGATCAAAGCATTGAGAGGCAAGAAGGTCGAGAACATTCTGTTTTTCGACATTGAGACGGTCCCGCTCTGGAAGAACTGGACCGAAATGCCAGACGAGATCTTCGAGTGCTGGTGGAATCGGGTGAAATGGAAGATGGAGACGGGTACTGGTGATATATACAAAAAAGACGCGGCCGTATCTGTGTTCAAGAGTAAACAATGGGAGAAGATCGGGACTATGGCAGAGTTCGCCCGTGTCGCCTGCATTGCGAAGGGCTACCTGAGAGAAAATAAACCGACGATCCGGGCGGAGTGTCTCGAAGATGAACATAAGATGCTTGTGAATTTCAAAGATACCCTCGAGGCAACTCATGACAATTGCGAAATTTTATGCACTCACACCGGGAACTCGTTTGACATCCCCTTCCTGGCGGCGAGAATGCTGATTCATGGGATCCAGATCCCTGCACAGTTGGATGTGATCGGCGTCAAGCCATGGTTCATTCCCCACATTGACACGATGGAGCTCTGGCCTGCAAGCAAGTTCGTCTCCATGAGAACTCTCGCCTTGGCCATGGGACTCCCGGATCCGAAGGGTGACATGAGCGGCGCCGACGTTGCCGAGGCGTTCGCGGCTAAGAAGTATGGCAAGATCGAGAAATATGCTGAGGGAGACGTTCTCACGCTCATGAATATCTTCAGGGCCTTCAGAAACGAGAAGCCGGTGACCGATCCGGTGGAGTGTCCCGTCATGGAAGAAGGAGTTGAGCGCCCGGAAGAGATCCACGCGGGAACGCCGGTTGCATGATACATCTTGATTTATTTTCAGGCATTGGCCTTTTTTCTTATGCTGCAGATCACGTTTGGAGTCTTGAACATATATTTTGTGAAATTGAGAAATGGCCTTATAAATTTCTTAAACAGGAGTATCCGAGTGCACGAATCGAACGAGACGTTAAAAAATTTAACGGAACCGAATATGCAGGAAGAACTTTTCTCCTCACAGCTGGCGTACCTTGCCAGCCAGCCTCTGTTGCCGGGAAGCGAAAGGGCACAGAAGATGACCGTTGGCTCTGGCCGGAAGCTCTTAGGGTTTTATTTGAATCTCAAGCAGAATGCGCCATCTTTGAAAACCCTCTCGGAATACTTACTCTTGAAAACGGACTGGTATTCGAGAATTTGCTTCTTGAAATGGAAAGTCAAGGGTACGCCGTACAACCGTATATTATACCAGCTTGCGCACTCAATGCCGTCCACGGGAGAGACAGGGTTTGGATTGTTGCACACTCCGCGCGAATTAATGATAGAGGAAAGTCCGGAGAAATTCAGAAAGCGGATGAACAGCAAACGTCCAAACGACAGAAAAAACGGATTGCCGAATTTAGCAGTGCAAATAAAGATGATTCGAACTCCAAGCAGCCACATCATAGATGCGAAATCATCAGTAAAGAAATTGAGCAATCGCAAACCGACCGATCCACAAGTGGGATTAGCAGACCAGATTCAGATGTTAGCAACGCCACAGGTTCGGGACTACAGGAGCCACAAACGGCAAAAATCATCAAGCCCGTATCGAATGCTGAACGAAGACATTGGCAATTACCCTGGCCAGAAGTTGCAATTGAATCCTGCGTTCGAGGAGTGGATGTTTCATTTACCGATGGGATATACAAGGCTGAAAAGTTTGAAAAAGGCGAACGAATCAAAAGAATGAAAGCCCTCGGAAACACAATCCAATGGGAAGTAGCAATGGCGATTATGCAAGCAATAAAAAAAAGCTAATTAGGTGAATAGTGGGACGAAAAACAAAATATACTAATAAGTTTCCAGGACGTGTGGAGATCATGGCCAGAGGTGGCATGATCGAGGTCGACATGGCTGCTGAGCTGGGTGTCAGCGTGAAGACATTCGAAGACTACAAAAAGAGATATCCTCTATTTTTACAGTCCTTAAAAAAAGGTAAAGAAACCGTTGATGATATCGTGGTCGCAAAGTTACTAACTAGGGCACTTGGATATGAATACGATGAGATTGTGAAGGAGAGAATATTAGCCAACGGTAAAAAAAGCAATGTCATGGCAATTACAAAAGTTACGACGAAACACGTGCACCCGGACGTTACAGCGATGATTTTCTGGCTTAAAAATAGACGACCGGAAGAATGGAGAGAGCAGAAACATGTGGATCCAGAGCAGCAAGTCACCCCGGAACTCAAACAGACGATCAACATCCTGGCCATATTAAATCAGAGACACCCCGATGCCTTCGACAAGTTCGTCGAGGTAACGACAGTTCCCGGGGCGAATGGCACCGTTAAGAAAAGGAAGCAGATCCAGAAGAAGACAAAAACCAGGAAGAAGAAATGACACCCACAAAGGAGGGATTTTTTTGGTATAGAGATTCAAGAGCATGGTTGACTATAGTTCAGACCGAACGTCGACCCGATAGTGCAGAGCTCTATGCCTTTTGTATAGGATTTACAGGCGGGATTCCTGTGCGATTATTGGCTGGAGATTGGTTGGGTGAAGCGGAACCGCCAAAAAATTAAAGGAGGTGATTTTAGTAAGGTGATTCAAGCAAATGCACTTCATATTCCGTTGAAGGATGAATCTGTCCAAATGGTTTGTACCTCGCCTCCATATTGGGGGCTTCGAGATTACGGCACAGCAACATGGGAAGGCGGAAAGAATGGGTGTGACCACAAAGTCAAGTCTGCCAGAAATGATGCCGGCAGAGTTAACATTGACGGTTTTCACGGTTCATCCGATGGAGACAAGGGTGATATAAATTATTCTGAGGTGTGCGGTAAATGTGGAGCCAAAAGAATAGACAACCAGCTCGGCCTTGAAAAAACACCCGAAGAATATGTAGAGAATACCGTCAAGTGGGCGCGGGAGGTCTGGAGAGTCTTGAGAAAGGATGGCTGTTTTTGGTTGAATTTGGGTGACTCTTACGCTGGGAGCGGAGAAGGCGGTGGAGGAAATCGCAAGGGCAACGAACATGGACAGCACGATGCAATGAAAGGAAAACGGCCGTCATTTCGTAGAGATAAGGCAGATGTTATTCCTATGGATAATAGAGCGTCTGGCCTCAAACCAAAAGACCTTTGCGAAATACCTTCAGACGTTGTACGTGCCCTAAGAAAAGATGGCTGGTGGTTGCGTTCGCGGTTGCCCTGGGTAAAGCGCTCAGCTATGCCCGAAAGTTGCACAGACCGCCCGGCTTCAGCTTTGGAATATGTGTTCTTACTTACCAAGAGCCAGAAATATTATTTTGATATGGAATCGATTAGGAAAGGTGTTACTGGAAACGCTCACGCTGGAAGAAAAGACCAAGAACTATCGCCGAGATATGGTGCGAATGATATGGATGGTCATAACCAACGAAACGGTACATGGAAACAAAGCTATCTCCCCAATAGCCGCAACTTCCGCAACACAGACCTATTCTATTATAGTTTAGAGGAACCGCATGGGGCGATATTTTGTGGCGACGAAATGGTTGGCCTGGACGTGAACCCACAGGCATATAGTGAAGCCCATTTTGCAACATTTCCGGAATGGCTTGTCACCCCACTCATAAAAGCCGGAACATCGGAGAAGGGATCTTGTCCTGAGTGTGGGGCACCGTGGGAGCGGGTGGTTGAGAAGAAATTAATAAATAGAAACGAGCTTCCAAAAGATGATCCGCGTTACCGGCCAAATAGATATATTAAAAACAAATATGCTGATGAATTGCGCGAAGGTTTTGAGTGTGGTAAATACTCAGAATCCAAAACCATCGGCTGGCAACCAACCTGCAAATGCGGCATAGCCCACCCCGACCCCACATACATACCCAAGCCCTTGTCATTCGTCCCACATGAACCCGTGCCCTGTGTAGTCCTTTGATAATTTCGGTGGAAGTGGAACCACTAAGAACGTAGCTGACCGACTCGGCCGCCGGGGCGTGATATGTGAATTAAAAATGGAATATATAGAGATGGCGAGAAAACGGTGCTATCGGGCACCTGATTTATTTTAAGGACGGGGATAAAAAATGCCAATTCCTAAACATTCAATAAAAAATAGAGCAAAGTCGAGACGACGGCGCCTGGCACGCAACCGCTGGCGCATTTACAGGAACCAGAGTCGATCATATCCGACGTCAAACTTTAGATCTGAAGGGACGGCTGAGGCCTTCCTCCGATCCTTGCAACTAAACCCGGGGTACTTCGATCTGATCAAAGAGCAAGTAACAGCTTGAATATGTCAGCCACGAAGACGTCTCTTCCTCCTAAGCTCAAACATCTCAAGGAACACTGGGACACTTACAACCCCCTCCAGCAAGAGTATGCCAGATGTGGCTCGAGCGCTTACTACTTCGCGACTCACTACGTCTTTACGTTCGACGAGACCGACAAAAGTACGAAACTATATCCAAAATATCCATATCTCAAGAACAAGGTGATCCCTGAAATATTAAAGGAGGGGAACGCCTACTGGCCAAAAAGTCAACGTATGATCATCACGATCTCATTCTGCATGGTCGATCTCTGGCTCTGGTTATTCAGCGAGGGGGAGAATATCTATTGGACTAGTAAGAACGAAAGGGCGGTCGACAACGGCGGCGAGAATAGCGACTGGAACTCCGTCGCGGGCAAGATGCGCTATATGTACGACCGGCTCCCAACTTGGCTCAAGGCCATGGCACTCGGGAAGGCATACCACTCGAAATTCCTCTGGAAGAAGGGCAGCATCAGAAATTTATCGAACGACAACCTAATTACCCTCGAGGCACCGACGTCCTCGGCCGGAGTCGGACTCGGTGTTACCAGAGCACGGGTCGACGAGGCCGCCAACGTCATCAATATGGCCACGATCCACGTTAACCTAACAATGAGCTGTAAAAACGACAGACATTATATTAGCTATCCCCTGGGGGCTAATAATTTCTTTGCGGATTTACATTTCAAGGAAGGGCATTATGATTTCAGAAAGGTGGAGGTACATTGGAAAGAGAACCCGAATTATACTGAGGTCTGGTATAAAAAACAGCAGTCCCGTCTCCCAGATTTTTTTATTGCTCAGAGACTTGATATTAGTTTTAAGGAGAGTGCGGTCGGGATGGTCTGGGGTAAGTTCAACCGAGAGCGAAATGTTGGTGAGGTTCCATATATCCCCGGCATACCGATATATCTCTGGTGGGACTTCGGGTTCGTGGATTCCACAAGCGTCGGATTCGTTCAATATCTAAAACATGGCGGTGCGGATGGCGTCAAGCTGCTAGTCTTTGATTGGCTTGAAATTAATTTCTCGGATTATATCGAGGTTTCAGATGCGTTAAAGGTGAAACTTGAGAAATATGGCATCCAAGCCAAGAACACAAGACGGATTCAAGGTTACGGGGATGTCCACGCGAAACAAACAACAACTGCTACTGGGATCACGTTGCAAGAATATTACGAATCTGAGGGTTTCATGATTGTGACTTGCGATGATCACGAGACCGCAGTCGTTTTGCAAACAATAGATAAATGGCTCGGCGAGGGTTGGCTTAAGATAGACGAGAGTTGTGAACCGTTTATTGAAGCAATGCGTTATTGGGACTGGCCGAAGGATCGTCTGGGTCGTGCAAAAATCGGTGTCACTCAGCCAACACATTCTAAATTTAGTCATGCTGGCAAGGCGGCAGAATACGGGTTCACTATGCTATGTATGCAAGAAGACGGGCGCGAGTCATTGAAAAAGTACAAAGAACAGAGTCGAGCGGTTAAGGCAGCCGCCAAACCGTTTTTTGATCCGAGGGAGTTCTGATATGGACGACTGGCTGAAAACCAGACCGAAAATAATACAGCAGCTCGCGACAAAATATCCTCCGGGTACCAAGCTCCAGACGCCTGACGGAGATGTTTTTATCGTCTCATATTTTGAGGATGGAAGTCTAAGCGTGAGCAGGATTGACCCGGAGGAACACTATGATGCAGCGGTCGCGACCAGATTCAGGATCTGCACCGACTGCATTGAACAAATTAACCACGAGGAGAAAAAGTGCGATTAAATAGAAAAAGAGTTCCTACATTGTGCAAGATTTGGGAGGAAATATGCTGTCTAATCGGCTGGCATAAATATTGTGTTAAACATTATGGTGAGAAGAAAGGACTGATCCAGGAGGTCTTCTGCCAGCATTCTGATAAATTAATAAAACGAGTACATGTGGAAGATTCTCCTGTGAAAATCACATTCACAAAAAACAAATAGGTGACAAATGGCACAAATTAAAAAGAGACAGGAGATTGCTATCATGGTGCTGTCTTTGGCGGCCGAGGTCGGGCTCTGGTTCCTGCTTCGCCCTGAAACATACTGGCAGCGGACGGCGACGGTGTTCTTTGGGGCGGTTTTACTTGCATTTCTTGGTGGGGTTTTGTATTTTTATGGCAGGAATATTGCAGTTAAGCCAGATGTGAGTTAAATCATGAGTTATAATTAAGTCACAAGGCTGTTTTTGAAACTAACTAAATGGAGGTGTGTTATGCTACTAACAAATTTATTGAGGACGTTACTGTGTTTGGCTCTGCTGGTCTGTTTTTTGGGCTGCGGTTCTACTCCGTTGGAAATAGTAGAGAGCGATCAAGCTATTGAAGATGACGCTCTTTACAAAAAACCATTCCCAACGCCTGGACCTTGTCCAGATCCGACTAAACCGCCCAAAGGTCAAAAGTGTCGTTAATTTTTTAGAGTCCGACTTGCCTTGAAAAAAATCGAGATACCGTGCTTTTCATTTTAAACAAAAAACAAGGAGTAAATCATGAACGACAAAAACCCGCTTTTTTTACCTGAAGGTAGCGTCCGTGCTATACTTGCGATCATGCTAATAGGTGGGACTTTATACGCGACACTGGTCGGCACTGCGGCCCAGGGAGCGAGCGAGGTACTTTATACTCTCACCGGCGGCGTTTTGGCTCATTACTTCAATGCTCGGGGGAAGATCGGCAACAAAGGAGATGGATAATGTTTTGTTGGCACTGGCATCTCTGGCCACTTGAATTTCCAGAGCATGAGGATCTCGCCGATTTGTACTGTGAGGAAATCGAATACGTATAACCAAAAAAAAGACAGGTGACGATATGAACGCTGACGCCAGATTCCCAATCGTTTATGCAGATTTCCCCTGGTCATATCGCCAGAAGGGAATAACGAGAAGCGGTGGCATTAAACCGATCGGCTCAGCCGCTCATTATGAAACTATGACGCTCGAGACGATCAAGCAATTCCCAATCCATGATATACTCGCGGCCAATGGGATTCTGTTCCTCTGGGTTCCAGTTCCTCAGAAATTCTATGCCGTTCATATAGTCGATGGCTGGACCCAACTCGAGTATAAGACGACCATATTCTGGAGGAAGCTGAACAAGGGTCTCGGCCACTGGGCTCTGGGGTGCGTCGAGGAACTCTGGCTCCTGGTCAAGGGCAATGTGAAAGCTCTCGGCTGGCAGGGGCTGAATATACTCGAGGAGAAGGAAGATAGTGATTGGTTCCCCGTTGGCTGGATCAAATCCAAAATAGGACCGCATTCCAAGAAGCCTCATAAAATGTATGACATGATCGAAGAAATGACGGCGCCCTTCCCGGCACTCAGAAAGAAGGTCGAGCTGTTCGCGACCGAGACCCGGGATGGCTGGACCTCAGTCGGCTGGGAAATCGGGTCAGACGTTTATGAGTTCAGGACTCATTTGAACCCGAGAGTTGAAAATGATCGATGTGCGATTTGTGGATGGCCGCTTGCAGATAGCCAGGAAAAAGGGTGTTTGCGTGGTGACTGCAGTCATCGACCACGACCAGATATTATTTACGATTCTTACAGGGCTCGCCTCGAGGGAAGTCTCAAACCGTTCAAGGTGGCAGCGTGAGAGTCTGGAGCCATTGCATATATGACGGCGGACTCTGGTTTCGCGTATTCGGTCGTGGTCTCTCCATTTCTGACAAGGTGAAAAACCCGCCTTTATTCAGCGAGCGTTACGGCTACAAGAAGGTAATCCGGATTGGCAAATGGGGCATTAAGTTTCTGAGGAGGTCGGCGTGACCTGCAAATGGCATATATACGGTACGGACGGAACCATCCAGAAGTGCCGACGTGATGTCGTCGGGGCTGGTTCTCATTGCAAGGATCATCAGGTACTATTTGATCACAGGTGGGACGACAGAGAAGCAGATCCAATCAAGGACTTATATAGCGGGATGCTGGTACTCTCGTCCGGGTATGACGAGAAGAAATATTGGGGGCTCAAGCTCTCAAAACACAAACGGCGTAAGAAGGTACATTAATTGCTTAAAGTTAAAAAAATCAAGATTGAAATAGAGGTTTGGGATTGCGGATCGTCGCATTGTAGGCATCAAGCAGAACAGGCAGCGATTAATTGTAAAACGATATTGGTGAAAAGGGATTTACGGTATTCAAACCGAAAAGATTTGGAAAGGATTTTTGCTCAAGATGTATTGCGGGCTATAAAAAAAGATCAAAGTATCGTTAAACTAGGATATAGTTTGAGTGTTAGCAATTACAAGTTGAGGTATTTTCTACATAGAAACTATCGAAGATATTTACGTCTCAATAAAAAAGAAGTAAAACATTGGACGATGAGGAATATTTTATTAGATATAAATTTTATTAATTATCTTAAAGTAATGTTTCAATAGAAGACAGAAGAAGGAGGCAGAACGATGAGTGACTTCAAAAACCAGGAGCTCGGGAAACCCCTTGAGTCTGGAGACAGCAAGCTAACAATGCCGACCATGGAGGTCGCGAACTGTGATCTCAAGTGGACTGATGATCCTGCTGGGGGGCGGCAGGCGCTCGGCGTCGTGAAGGAAAAGAAAGTCAAACATGCAGTAAGATTCCACACCCTTCAAGAAAGCGCTTGGGTTATGCGTGCCAAGCAATCAAAGAAAGACATCGATCTCCTGGTCTCCTGGGGCAGGAATAAGGAGAAAAAGTTCACAGTCGGAGACACCTGGACTCGGATAGATTTCGGCAAGCCCCCGGGAGACAGTCACTGGGTCATCGAGATCGAGATTAAGTCAGGAGAGGCATTCTATCTATGGCCGTTTAGTGTATACTAAAAAGACTAAAGAGGATATCCATAATGTTTATTAATGACATAGTCAATGCTGGACACGCCGACGGGATTGTAAATCAAATAAAGGATCGCCGTATCAACAAGGGGTTCGGGAGACTGAAAGGGACAACCGGGACCGACAACTTCGCGGGTCAAATCATAGGCGAGGATGAAAATATAGAATGGGACGATCCGTTCAAGATAGTACAGAATGTCGAATTCATGAGGAAATCCTGCGTCAGGACTCGGCAAAGCATGATGCTGATCAAGACTCCAATATTGGGGTCGACAATGAGAATTGAGCCAACAAGTGAGGACAACGTAGATATTAAGATCGCGCAGTTCGTGGAGAAAAACTTCTTTGACAGCCCTTTCTTCAGATGGGACGATATACTCAGCCAGCAACTGACTTATCTTGATTTTGGCCATAGTATATTGGAAAAAGCATACAAACGCCCTTGGTCATAAAGTTTGCCATAACATTGAAAACAATCTGGTGATCGTGCCAGGTGACCATCTCGATCACACTTTTCCCTCTTTGGTCTCCTCCACCATAGATACCCAATTCCCAATCTTTTGTCATAGCAATAAATCCCTCTGAGTTTGATCTCAAATCTTCTACAGCATCGGTAGCTTCTTTAGGTATTTCTCCTGACTTCAGGTTTTTTATAAATGGAATCCCTATCCCAAACCGTTCATAATTTACCATATCACCTTTTATTAAAAACATTTTCGCCTTCCAGTTGATCCAGGCCGGCCTGAGGGCAGAGACTCCGCCAAAATTGTTTCCCTCTTTTTCGTATGTCGATAGGATAACCTGCTCGGCTGGCATAGGCTGAGGAAAACGATCTGAAGCGGTATGAACTTGAGTCTGACGAACCTCCTTGAGCTGGCCCATGGGCGCATCCCATTCAAAAATCGTCTTCTGCTTCCTAAACTCGATATTGGAGAGCCAAATTTGACCTTCACGCCGTTTATATGCTTTCTCTTGAACAGCATGACCAAAATCAAGATATGTCATTTGTTCGCTCAGCACATCATCCCATCTGAAAAATGGACTATCGAACAAGTTCTTCTCTACGAACTGTGCGATCTTAATATCTACGTTGTCCTCACTTGTTGGCTCAATTCTCATTGTCGACCCCAAGATTGGAGTCTTGATCAGCATCATACTCTGCCGGGTTCTAACGCAAGACTTCCTCATGAATTCGACATTCTGTACTATCTTGAACGGATCGTCCCATTCTATATTTTGGTCTTCACCTATGATCTGACCCGCAAAGTTGTCGGTCCCGGTTGTCCCTTTTAAATTACCGAGTCCCTTGCGGGTACGGCGATCCTTAATTTGGTTCACGATCCCGTCGGCGTGTCCGGCGTTTACTATGTCGTTAATGAACATTATTGACACCTCTTTATTCTTGAATGTTCTCGATCGCAAACGGCCAGAGATAGAACGCCTCCCCTGACTTGATCTCGATCTCGACGATCCAGTGACTGTCCCCGGGAGGCTTGCCGAGGTCTACTCTAGCCCATTTTTCTCCAGCCGCAATCTTGTCTTTTTTATTTTTGCCCCAGCTGAACTCGAGGATGACGTTCTTGTTCGTCTCTTTGGTACGCTTAATCCAGATGCTCTCCTGGAAGGTGTGGAATCTGACCGCATGCTTAACTTTTTTCTCAGCCACGACGTTAAGTCCTTGCTCGCCTCCGGCCGGGTCTTTTGTCCATTTGAGCTCGCAATTCGCAAGCTCCATCGTCGGCATTGTTAGTTTGTTATTTCCAGGAGCCACTCCCGGATCCTGGTTTTTGAAGTCACTCATCGCTCTGCCTCCTTCTTCTGTCTTTTGTGCTGTGAGATTTTAAGCCCCCAATATTTCTTCTCGTCATACCCGGGCGAGAGAACCAGCATTCCGTTGTATAAGTCCTCGATCGGATCTGTTTCTCTGTCGTCCCACCGGTGATCGAATAAAATCTGGTGATCCTCGCAATAAGAACCGGTGCCAATGATGTCGCACCGACACATTTGGATGGTTCCGTCCGTGCCGTATATATGCCACTTACAGGTCACGCCGACCTCCTCAGAAACTTAACGCCCCACTTGCCGATCCGGAGTACCTTCTTGTAGCCGTATCGCTCGCTAAATAATGGGGGATTCTTGATCTTGTCAGATATATTGAGACCTAAGCCGAACAGGCGAAACCAGAATCCGCCGTTATATATGTGGTGGCTCCAGACTCTCATGATACCAGACCCCGAGGCACTCCATGTATTTTCTCGTAAATATCATCGTCTCCTGGTTTCGGCGGCATCATTCCAAATGAAAACTTCTCCCCTGGCGTAATTATTGAAAGAGGAGTCTCTGAAAAAATCCCAAACTCACAACTCGCTATTCCCTCGATCCACTTATCCATCCATTTAAGCCGGAACTTTTTACCTGAATTGATTAAGGAGGGGAATACAATTTGGAGCATTCTCAGATAGCCTATTTCAATAATACCCTTTCCATAGTTTCCCATGCCTCGGCCATCTGGAATTTTGACAATTTTATACCATCCATTAGAGAAACGGACGAATCTCCTATCTTCGTTAATATCGTCCCAAGCCATTCGACTCCCCAAAGAACGCATCCGTCTTTCAGTCAATCTTTGCTCACAAAGCCCCCCTTTAATTATGCCATACTTGTTAATATTCATGCCACCACCTTGAACTTCATGAGATGCAATCCTTTGATAGATAGCCATGTAGTTCCTTCCAAGTCGTATCATTCCAGCCTTTGGAATTCAAGATTGTAGAGAATCGCTTGATGGATTCGTTGGCACACTCTGTTGATTTTGCTAAACCTATAAAGGCTTCAGATAATCCGGTCGTTTTTAATATGACCTCTCTCAAAGCATCATAGTAAGCCTGTAAGGCCTCCTGTTTGGCCTCCTCCCTAACATCCTGTATCGCACGGTAGATTCCGTGAATCAAGCAGATCGAAAATAATAAGATTACTACGTGGAAAGGTTGCATGTTTCCTCCTGCTTTTTTGTGAATATTCCATCGGCATAGTTGTATCCATTGAGGATCCGACGTTTCCTGAGTTGCTTATTCGTGATGCCGAGCTGCTGGCAGAGCTTCCTCCGAGCCCGGCGGGTTCTGTTCACTGCTTCCATATCTCCTCCTGTCTTTTAAATATAAGACCAACTTTCTTCCTGTTGAATATGTGATATTGATGCTCTGGAAATTCAAGCGACCAGAGATATCAGTGCCAGCAAAACATGATTATGAACTATCACCTCCGCTGCCTATCTTACCCCTGGCATTGAAGTAATGAGTCACGGCCATCCCGGTCAGGGCGTGAATGACCTCAGCGTTTTGGACTCCTTGAACTACACAAAAAATGCTCCCCGAGACGAGAATAAGGGCGAGCAGTGACCGAACGCTACCTGCAGGTAAGAAAAGCGGGTTCTTGTCGTTCATGATTAAACTCCTTTTTTTAGTTAGTTCTTATGCTAAATCTAAAACCTCTTGGCTTAGTCTCTTGGCTGCGATTTCGCAATACTTTTCCTCTATCTCGATGCCGATGGCCTTTCGGTTTAATTGTTTAGCGGCGACTAAGGTGGTTCCGCTGCCCATTGCAAAGTCAAGCACTATTTCGGATTGGTTAGTATATGTTTTAATAAAATAACTCATTAGATCAATTGGTTTTTGTGTGGGATGCAGACCCCTTTGCCCATTCGAAGCGTTTGTATATTTTAAAACATTATTAGGATAATTGCTGCCTTTATACGCTTTCCCCTCGACGGTACATTTTCTAAATAATCTATGTTCGCTTTTTTTTGTGCTCCCTACGCTTGTTATTTTTCTTGTCGGTGACAGGACTCCTTGCGGATTATATGCCATTCTTTTGTTCCCTAAAATATTTTTATGCCCAATACTTGCAAAACTAAAAACTGATATAATTTCGATTTTTTTTAGCGGCATATTCATGGCATGATGAACTCCGCTGGCTATTCCCTTAATCCAAATCCAATCATATTTAAAATTACCCAAGTTGCTCATTCTCAAGCGACTACTAAAAGGCTCAGTGCCAAACAATACAACTGCGCCATTTTGTTTTATAATTATCTTGATTTGCTTCCACATTGGTTCAAATGGAATTATAATATCCCATTTACATTCAGTCTTCCCATACGGCAGATCTGTCAATACCAAATCAACCTTCGGAATCTCAAGCAACAGCTCTAAGCAATCTCCATGATAAATGGTTGCGTATTTGTCTTGATAATAAGGGATCACGACTCACTCACATCTGGCTTAACTGCAATATTCCTGCCATAAAAGTACAAAACCCCGCCTATAAATGCAAGTAAAACCGCCCCAAAGAACACCGTCGCCGACCGCTGCCAGTATGTCTCGGGACGGAGCAGGAACCAGAGCCCGACCTCAGCCGCCAGAGCGATGATCATGAGAGCGATCTCGTATTTCTTTTTAATTTGTGGCATTCGAATCCCCATCCAATATACTATTTAAGATTTCCTCCTCAATGCCCCCAGCGAGTAGCTTATAGGCCTCAGACGACTTATTCAGCGCCTCGTTGCTGGCATGTAACAGGTGATCCTGACCATCGCACTTCTTGCATTTCGGGAAACGACACCCGACCGGAATACATGCGGCCGCTATCTGATTGAAGATTCCTTTATTCAGTTTCGCCTCCTCGCCGAGTTTCGCAGTCCATGGGAGGATTCCTGCAGATCCGAATATCCCTTGAGTCTTTCCACATCGTATACAATAAAATTCCGCACCGCTGAACATGAGTGTAGAGATCATAGGAGTCCCGCAATGAATTTTGAGTTCAATCGTCTCTTTTGCCATGGTTTTCCTCCATTGCTTCTTGGATTACATGCTTTGCGATTTCTCCTTTATCTGAAAGAAACCAGCGTACCTTATATTCCTCCATGTGTGCATAAAACTCCAATGCCTTCAAAAGCTCATAATTGATTGCTTGTAATTTCAAAACCTTCTGTTTTTCTAACGCATAATTCGTTGCCCATATAATTCTGCTTTTTTCAAGTTCATCCTCACAATCAGATACTTTCTTGCGGAGTTCATCAAATTTTGCCATAGTTTTCCTCCTGGTTAATTTCAATACAGTCGGAGCAGATCCTGAACCTCGTCGCGACCGCTGCGTCATAGTGTTCATGTGGGTCTATCCTACTCACGCTCAGGCTCCCATCCTCAAAATATGAGACGACAAAAACATCTTCGTCAGGCGTCTGGAGCTTGGTACCCGGAGGATATTTTGTCGCGAGCTTCTGTATCACTTTCGGCCTGGTCTTCAGCCAATCGTCCAATATCAAAACTCCCTCGGATCAAAAAACGGTTTGGCGGCCGCCTTGACTTGGCGGCTCTGTTCTTTGTATTTCTTCAAGGACTCGCGCCCGTCTTCTTGCATACATAGCATAGTGAACCCGTATTCGGCCGCCTTCCCGGCGTGACTGAAGCGGTCGTGTCGCGGTTGGGTTGCCCCGGGTTTC